GTGCCCGAGCAGCCGAAGCAGCCGCCGACGGTGTCGAGCGTGTTCGAGCCGTTCGCCGCGCAGCTCCGCGCGATCGACTGGCGCGATCCCGTCAAGCGCGAAGCCGAAGTCGGCGCGGTGATCGGTCAGATGTTCGTTGCGGTCGCGCTCGCGCCTGCGCTGACCGACGCCGATCGCGAGCGCCTTCAGTGGCTCATGACGCTGTCGCGGCAGATGGTGACGTTCCGTGATGCAAGCGCGATCGAAGCCGCGCGGCGCGCACTCTCTGGCGAAGACGAAGCGAAGTCGGCTATCGTCGACGATGGTCCCCGAGTCGAGTCGACAGCGGACGTAATCGGTGAATCAGTCAAGTCAGAAAGTGGCGAGCGCTGCGCGAGGCCGGCGTTCCGCGGGCGACCGCGCGCCCGAGCCATGGCTTGATCTTCAGTTCGCGCTCGTCGACGAGAAGAGCGGCGAGCTACTGAAAGCCGACGACGGATCGTGGCGCGCGATCTTCGGCGGGCGCTGGAGCCGCGAGCATCGAGTATTCGACGAGACCGGCGACGCGGACACATCGCGCGTCGTGCGCTTGCACCCTGGCCAGCTCGACGGCGCGTACTGGTTCTGCGAGTGGCTGCACGGCTACATCACCGGCACGACGCAGAGCGAGGATAAGGTTTACGACGCGCTCTTCGCTGGCGGTCGACGCGGCGGAAAGAGCGCGCTCATGTTCACGCTCGGCGTGTGCTTCGCGCTCGCGTGCCCCGGCTCGACGGTGTGCATCGTGACGCCGTCGGATGCGTTCTACGCCGAGCCGATCAAGTACCTCGAAGCGATCATGCCGAAGGAGTGGTACGTCTCGCTCGGCGCGCCGCATTGGACGTACTACCTAGCGAACGGAAGCGCGATCGTGATCCGCTCGGGTCAAACGGCGCACCGACAGAAGCAGGGGCAAGTCGATCTCTACCTGATCAACGAAGGGCAAGCCGTGCCGACGCAGAGCTACACGACGCTCTCGGCCGGCATCGTCGACACGGGCGGCTTGATCATCACCGCGGCAAACCCGCCCGACGTCGGCGACAAAGGCGATTGGGTGACCGATCTCGCCGTCGGTGCCGACCGTGGCGATCTCGTGCACGCGCGTTACTTCTTCTTCGACCCGGAACTAAACCCGCACATCGATCAGACGGCGCTGCGCGCGCTCGCCGCGAAGATGGATCCACACACGTACAACGTGCAGGTGCGCGGCATGTTCCTAATGCGGCCCGACACCGTGCTTCACACGTGGTCACGCAAAGAAAACGAGCGACCGATGCCGACGCTCGGCGAGTGCACAGCTGACTTCGTGAAGCACTTCGAGCAACACAGCGGGCGCACCGACATCATCGGTGTCGACCCGCAAAAATATCCATGGGTCGCCGGGCTCCGCTTCCGCGCCTTCCGTAATCCACTGTCGCCGAAGATGGACGATGCGTTTCTGTGGGGCTGCGGCGAGAGCTTCATCGATAAGGGTGACGAGATCGACTGCGCGCGGGGCTTCAGGCTTGCCGGCGTCGACCCACGTACGACGATGACCGTCATGGATGCGTCGGGCGACTGGCAACAGGGCGAGCGCGCCGAAGAGAAGCAGCGCCCCGAGTACAAGGGTATGGGCTCGATGGATATGTTCCGCGGCGAAGGCTTCATCGATATCGTGCCGCCGGATCCGTACATGAAGGGCAACCCCGACCTTCGTGATCGCGTGCGCGCCGCGAATGCCAGGATCGGAAGCGCGGCCGGTCAGCGCTACGTGTTTCTCGATCCGAAGCTGTGCCCGCGCATGTGCGAGTCGATCAAATACTGGAAGACGATGCCGAACGGGATGCCGTCGCGCAGCTCGAAGCACGCGCACGGCGGCGACGCGATGACCTACGTGATTTGGCGCTTCTTCCCGCGCCGGTCGGAAAAGACTAGTGTTGACGTCGAGACGCTGAAACGTTTCGCTACGACGCGACCGAAGGGCTTCACATGATCACTCGCGACCAACGAGCACAGCTTGCTGCAATGCAGGGTCCGCCAGGGCTCGCTCCGCTTCGGCTCGGTGCTTCAAAGTCGCCGTGGTGGCTGATGGACGGTGGCTCGCTGCGGCCGGGTATCAACCTCACGCCGCAAAAGATCATGGCGGCGTATCGGCAAGCCGAGGTCGGCTCGCCGCTCATGCAATGCGACATGTTCGAAGACGTGCTCGAAAACGACGGGCACCTTCGCGGGCAGTACGAGTCACGACTCGAAGCGGTTGCATTCCGACCGTGGATCCTTCGAGCCGGCGGGAAAGACGAAGCGTCGCTCGCGGCGGCGCGCGCTCTCACGCGAGCGTTGAAGCGCACGAACATGATGCTGTTGCTGTGGCATCTCATGGATGCGATCGGCTTCGGCTACGCGGCGGCAAATATCATGTGGGCCTTCGACCCGCGCACGCGCTTCGTCGTGCCGCGCTGGTTTCTGCTCGCACCGCATCGTCGCTTTCTCTTCGACACCGACGGGCTCGGCATGGGGAGCGGACAACTTCGCTTCCGCACCGAAGAGAATCAGTGGCCAGGTGAGAATCTGCTCGCCGGTGAATGGATCCAGGCGCAGCGACCCGGGCGACTGCTCGCGCGCGCCGGTGCGTTTCGTACCACCACGTGGTGGGCGTACTTCAAACGCATGTCGATCACCGACTGGATCGTCTTCGCCGAGAAATTCGGCATCCCGTTCGTGCTCGGCTACTACCAAGAGCGCGCGTCGCCCGAGTCGCGAGCCGCACTGCTCGAAGCGATCACGCAAATCGGTAGCGACGGGCAGGCGATCCTTTCCGAGCTGACGAAGATCGTCGTGCAGGGATCCGAGCAAGGCATGCGTAACGGCGACGTCGCATCGCTGCACCCGATGATCAAGCAAGCGTGCGACGCCGAGATCTCGAAGATGATCACCGGCGCAACGCTCAACGTCGAAGGCGGCGGGCCCGGATCGTTCGCGCTCGGCAAGGTGCACGAAGGGCGCGCGGATAAGAAGACGCTCGCCGATGCGTTCTGGCTGCAGGAGGTTTTCCGCGTCTACGTCATCGAGCCGTTTCTCGAATACAACCCGCAATTCCAAAACGCCGAGCCGTCGCAGCTCGTCATGGGCGTGCGGCCGGACATGGCACCGCGCGACGCGATCCACGTCTATCAGAAGGCGCAGGCGATGGGTCTCGACATCGAAGACGAGCAGATGTACGAGGAAACGGGCTTGCGTCGACCCGAGTTGGGCTCGACACTGAAGCCCATCTATGCGGTTCCCGCAGAAAAAGCACCCGGGCCGGATTCCATCTGACCTGATCGAGCGCGCGAAGCTGCGCCTCGACAAGTCGCTACCGTCGACGTTTTCACTGATCGACGATCCTCGCGAGACGCAGCTCTACCTTCGCGGCGGCGACTCGCCGATGTCGAAGAGCGAGCGCGTCGAGCTGATCCAGCGCTCGCGCGCCGGTGAATTCGTCGAGCTGGAAATGGTGGCGACGGTGTTCGTGCAGCGCGAGACGCCGAACTACAACTTCCTGCGCTTCAAGCCTGGCGACATGCCGACGCTCGCGAAGTCGTACACAGGTACGCCGTTCATTCGCGATCACGCCGTGTCGCTTCAGGAGTCGCGCGGCGGCACCATCATTACGAGCAAACTGATCCACGGCGAAGCCGAGAAGCTCTTCGAGCAGCGCCTACATCTAGTGAAGCCGTGGGCGGTCGAGTCGGCGCTCGATGGCACGCTCGATCGCTTCTCGATCGGCTGGTACCGCGGCGGCACGAGCGAGTGCTCGATCTGCGAAGCGTCGTGGCTTGCCTGCCATCACTGGCCCGGCGAGCTTGACGAGAAAACGGGTAAGATCTGCGAGCTGATCCAGGTCAACCCGCGTGGCAAAGAGACGAGCTACACGAGCGCGCCCGCCGTGCTCGGAACGTCACCGGCTTCGATCTCGCAACTCGAAGCTCTTGACCCTGCACTCCTAGCGGATATCCTGGCCGCAGACGCTACCCATGGTGGTAGCAGCAAAGGTGACGCCGATATGCTTGACCCCAAGATTCTTGCCGCGCTGAAGCTCAAGCCCGAAGCGACCGTCGAAGAAGTGCTCGCGGCGATTGCGTCGAGCGCGTCGGCGTTGCAGGAGTCGCGCGACGCACTGACGATCGCGAACACGGCAAACGAGAACACGCGCACGCGCCTGACCGCGCTCGAAACGGAATCGATCGAGCGCGCGAAGCTCGCCCGTGTGTCGATCGTCGACTCGTCGATCGACAAGCTGATCGCGAGCGGCAAGATCAAGCCGGGCTCGGAAGCAGAGCTTGCGCTTCGTCGTATGGGCGGCGTGACGAAGACGAGCGTTGTGGTCGACGGCGTTGCGAAAGAGCAGCTCACGATCGACGAGAAGAAGCCGCTCGACGTCTTCACGGCGTACGTAAATGATCTGCTCGCGACGGGCCCGGCGGTCACGCCAGCGGGCGCTCCGCTTCCGGCCTCGAAGCCCGAGGTGAAAGCCGACGCACTCGCCGACGGGAAGCAGTTCTGCGCCGCGAAGCCGGAAACCGCGAGCTGGCTCAAGTCGGCCGGCATCACCGAAGAGCAGTTTCAGAAGCATGGCGCGGGCGCGCGCATCGTCGCCGGTCAAGTCTTCGGCGAGTAGACGAAGCTCGCCATACGAAGCGCGCGCAAGCGCGGGGCCCCTTAGCCGAAGCCCGGCAAGGGGCACGGGCGATCAGAAGAAGGAGCCACAATGGCCGCGCTGACGAAAAGCATCGACACTCCGAAGAAGCACTCGCACTACACCATGGGCTACAAAGCCAAGGGCAACGCGAAAGGGTTCAACGGCGGCGGCGCGATGACCGACGCCAACGGCTTTCTCGTCGCAGCCGCCGATACGGCGAACTGTAAGAGCGTCGGTCGCTTCCTTCAGGACATGGACACCACGGCGACGGGCCCGGACGGCGTGCTTGCCGACGGAGCGATCTTCGTCGAGACAGAGACCGGCGTCTTCGCCTACGCGACCGGCGGCGGTAACCCCGTCGTGCAAGCGAGCTGCGGCCTGATCGCGGAGTGGCTCGACGATCAAACGGTCGTGCTCGCCGCGGGCACCGCGAACCACGTCAAGGCGGGCAAGGTGCTCGGCATCGATCCCGACACCGGCAAGATTTGGATCGACACGCTGATCCAGGCGTAACCCACGAGCACAGAGAAAGGCGACGACGATGCAATCCCCTCAGATGAAGCTGCTCGACCGGGCGAAGCTCGAAGCGGCGTACATCACTTTTTCGACGATCTTCGACATGGCGCTGTCGAACACGCCCGCGATCTATCCCGACATCGCTACGGTGATGACGGGCGTTGGTCCGGTCACGCAATTCAACTGGCTCGGCGACGTGCCGGTCATGACGAAGTGGATCGGTCAGCGCACCATCAACCGTCTGCGCGCCGAGAAGCACAAGCTCGAAACCGAGTGGTTCGCCAACGGCATCGAGCTGGATTACGACGACGTCGCCGAAGACAAGCTCGGGATCGTGCGCCCGCGCATCGAGCAGATGGCGAGCATGGGCCCGCGCAAGCTCGACGCGATGACGATCGACATGTACGTGAACGGCTTCGGCGGCACGCTCGGGCTCGCGTATGACGGTCAATTCCTGATCGACACCGACCACACGGCAGACGGTGCCGGCGTCGGTGTCGCGCAGTCGAACCTGATCACGGGTGCGCTCTCGTCGGTGTCGTACAACGCAGGACTCCAGCGCATGATGGAATTCAAGAGCACGAACGGCGAGCCGCTGGAGCTGTCGGCCGACACGCTGCTCGCGGGCCCGAGCAATCAGCTCGTCGTGCGCGAGCTGCTCTTGGCGCAGTTCAACGCGGCCGGCGCGACGAACGTCAACGCGGGCACCACGCGCGGCATCGTCAATGCCCGCATCACGGGCGCGCACGCCGCGAAGTGGTTTCTGCTCGCGTCGAAGCAGAACGTGCGGCCGGTGATTCTCGGCGTCGAGTACCCGCCGATGTTCGCGGAGCTGGCCGGCTGGGATCAGCTCCAGATGTTCATGACGCGCACAATGCTCGCGGGCGCGCATATGAAGGTCGGCGTCGCCTACGGTCTCTGGCAGACCGTCGTCGGTTCGGCCGGCTAGTAGCGTTCAGCGCGTAGAGCTTCGGCTCGGCGTGTAGGACCGGCGCAGCGCCTCGCATCGCTGCGCCGCTTGTTTTTTGTGCGCGAGCGCGCGAGAGTCTTCGCATGGCGAGACCAACCGACGCACGCGAGGCACGAGAAGAGAAGACGCACTTGATGGGCCGCACCCGACAGGGGCGCGACTTCAACCGCGGTGGGTTGAAGTTCACCGGCGAGTGGCAAGCCTGGCCGCTGGCCGACATCAGTACGGCGGTCCCCGAGGATCAGCGATGGGGCAAAGGGAAGTCGCAGCTCGATGCGATTCTCGCCGAGTCGTATCTTGACACTCGGCTCGCCACCGAAGCCGAAGTGAAGGCGCACGTGAAGCTGCAAGCCGCTGCGCTCGATGCGAATATCTCGAAAGCCGAGATGGCGCAGTACATCACGAAGCTCGAAGGCCGGCTGCGCGATCAGGCCGACCGCATCGCAGCGCTCGAAGTGAAGCTCAACGGCGACAAGCCGCCGAAGAAGGTAGACGAGCTTCCGCCGCCGAATCCGGCGAACGTGCCGCAGCAACGCGGCTAGGTTTCGCGCGACCGACGCGGCCATGGTGCCGCAGTACCGATCGCGCTTGAGCGCCGGTTCAATGCCGGCGCTCTTTTTTTGCGCGCGCGGTAAGCTGCTCGCATGGTCGCGTACGCAACACAAGCCGACTTGCAGAGCGCGTGTGGTGGTCTCGAACGCCTGACGCAGCTCACCGACTGGGATAAGGACCGCATCCCCGATGCCGCCGAGATCGTGATCCAGATCGAGAAAGCGTCGGCGTGGATGAATTCGTACTTCGCGAAGCAGCGATACGTGCCGATGGCCGCGCCGTACCCGCCGGTTGTCGTCGACGTTTGCGCGCGCGTGACGCGCTACCGCATCGCTTCGGCGCGCGGCATGGTCACCGAGCAAGAGCGCACCGACTTCGAAGACGACGAGAAGTGGCTGACCGGCGTAGCCGAGGGAACGATCAAGCTCGACGTGGAGCCGCAGCCACAAGCGGCGAGCGACCGCATCGACGGCTTCAGCGAGCGACCGGGCTCGAAAGACATCTCGCGCCGCAAGCTGTGGGGCTTCTCGTAGTCGATGCCGATCGAAGTCGACGCGTTCGTGAATCTGCGCGACGTCGAAAACGGGCTGCGTCGTATGCAGCTCGCTGGCAAGGATCTCCGTCCGCTGTTTCGCCGCGTGCAGACCGATCTACGCTCCGATCAGAAGCAACACGCGAAGGATGAAGCCGGACCCGACGGCAAGTGGCCAGCGCTCGACCCCGACACGATCGCGAAGCGCTCGCGCCAGGGCTCGGGCCGGCGCTACCGCGGGAAGAAGGTACGCAAGCGCCGCGCGTTCGGTCGCAAGCTCGGCAAGCTTCCGCGCGCGTTCGCGATCACGTACTCGCGCTCGTGGATCCGGGCGACGTCGCGCGTGAAGTGGTCGGGGACGCATCAAGGCGGCGGCATCGCTGGCCGGGGCTCACGGATCCCGCGGCGCACCTTCCTGTGGGCGTCGAGCGGCCTGTTGCAAGCTGTGGCGCGCAAGGCAGTCGACTACCTCGTAGGGGCGTGGGATAAGAAGTAAGCCGTGGGCTACGGGGGCACGTACGTTGGTCGCTACAGCGGGCGCTTCGCTGGCGCTTCGACAGTGCCGGCGTTCAACGTCTTCGCCTTCGACGGCGGCGCGGGTAAGCCGCAGCGCGCGATCGTGATCGACGCGATCACGACGATGCTCGCGCCGCTACATGCCGACCACGGCGGCTACCTGCAAGCCATCGAAGGCTCGACCGAGCTTGCGAAGGGGCCGGATGACGAAGTCGCGTGCGCCGACATCGTCGCGCAGCTCAACGGACGTTGCCCCGGAATCCTCGTGTCGACGGGCGACATGGATTTCGAGACCGCTGGCGACGTCGACCGCTGGAAGAGCCCGCTTAAAGTTCACCTGTACTTCTTCACGAATCACATGCGGCACCGCTTCGACGGGCGCGGCACCGCTGACATCGTCGCCTATGCAGACGGTCGGGCCGACCCCGGCGTCTTCACCGCGATGGAGCACGCGCGAAACCTGATCTGCGCACAGCGGGCCGGCGGCGCACTCTCCCAGATCAAGGATCTGCGGCCCATGACCGAGCGCCGCATCTCGACCGACGGCGAAAAAGAGATCTGGGAGCAAATCTACGTCGTGCTCGTCAGTCACACGATCAACACGAAGCGCAACCTGAAGCTAGAGCTTCTTCAAATCAACACGTACACTCGCTCCAGCGAGCAGCTCGTGACCGACGATCCGCTCGTGAGCATCGAGACGAAGGTAGGAAAGAATGACTGAACCGAAGACGATCTTCGTAGTCGTGCCCGAGCCGAAGGCCGAAGTGAAAGGCGGCGACGGCGTCGAGCCGCGCCCGGCCGAAGAGCCGCGCTCATACCTCGTGCATCGAAACGACAATCCGCACGGCGGTCAGCAGTTCATGACGCACGAGAGTGATCCGATGGAAGTGGTCAACTCGACCGATATCCGTCGACGAATCCGCTCGGGCGACCTTCATATCGCAACGGAAGCTGACTTCGCGAAGGCGAAGGCGCGCGCGGCAAAGCGCGAAGAAGAAGCGAAGAAGAAGGCGGCGGAAGAAGCGAAGGCGAAGGCCGAAGCAGACGCAGCCGCGAAGAAGGCGAAGTAAGGAGCCACGACGATGATCAACACGGGCATCAGTTCTGCGCTGCTTCGACCGCAGACCTTCCACGTCATCACCTATCTGCGCGGCACGCGCGCGCTCGAACCGTTGCCGCAGCGATTGCTGATCATCGGTCCGAAGGCGAACGGCGCGGGCACCGCAACAGCCGGCGTGATCGTTCAGGTGAGCGACGCTGGCGAAGCCGACGCTCTCTTCGGTATGGGCGGCTTGCTGACGCTCATGGTTAAGAAGGCGTTCGAGACGATCGCCGCGCTCGGTCAGGGCCCGGCGGTCTACGCGTGCCCACTCGCCGACGGTGGTACGGCGCAAGTCGAAACGCTGACGTTCGCGGGCACGGCGACGGAAGATGGCGACGTCGTTATCCGCATCGCTGGCCGCTACATCGTGCTCGGCGTCTCGAACGGCACGACCGCGGCGAACGCGGGCCCGGCGCTCGACCTAAAGATCGACGAGCTGAAAGAGATCTTGCCGGTCACGTCTGCGGCGGCGGGTGCAGTCGTTACGACGACGCACGTTTCGCGCGGGCTCGACGGCAACGATACAATCTTCGAGGTCATCAAGACACCGGCGGGTCTGACGCTCACGCCCGCCGTGTCGGTCGCAGGCGCGACGGCACTGTCGATCGTGACGGCGCTCGATGCCGCGGCGGCGCAAGACTTCGACGCCATCGCGGTGTCGCCGCACGGCGCGGGTGTCATCACCGATATCAACGCGTCGATCGCCACGACATGGAGCCCGAGCGAGAAGAAGCCGCGATGGTTCTTCGTCGGCGAGGCCGGCACGATCGCGACGGCAACTTCGCTTGCGTCGGCGGCGAACCATGAAGGCGTGGTCGTGAAGTCGTGGGAGCAATCGCGTTCGCTTCCGCAAGAGATCGCGACGGCGAATGCTGTGCTGCTCTGCTCGAAGTCGCGCCCGAACGCGAACTACAGCGGCAACATCATCCCGCTGTACCCGCCGCCGATCGCGTTCAACTACACGAACACCGAGATCGAGACCGCGCTCAACGCTGGACTCTCGCCGATGGTCGCCGTCGTGAATAACGCGACGCAGACTGTCATCGAGGGGCAAGGCAAGGTCGTGCGTCTCATTACGACGCGCACGACGAAGAACAGCGTGCCTTTCTCGCTTGTGCGCGACGTCGGCGTGTCGCGCACCGCATGGGCGCTCACGAAGCAGTACGACATCGCCTATCAGCAGTGGGCCGAGCAACAGCCCGACGGGCCGCTACTCGATGACGATTCGATGGATCAGATCCGCGACACCGTCATCCGCATCAACTACGCCGCGCAAGACTCTCGGTGGATCAAGAAATTCGACACCGACAAAGCGAAGCTCGTCGTCGAGCCCGATGCGCAGGCGGTCGGGCGCATCAACGTCGACAACTCGTACACGATCGTGGTGGGTATCTACCAAGTCGCGTACGTTCACCGGGCGCAGCTCTAAGCGAGGTAACGACCCATGGGCGACATCGTCAGTAAGGCAAAGCTCTACATCGACCACTCGGGCGGCAACCTGCAAGTGAAGCGCGTCGAGTCGTGCGACATCGCTTTCGAGCACGACCTGACGATCGTCACAGCGGTCGGCGTCGACGGCGGCGCAGGCTATCGAGCGCAGACCGGCGGCGGCGAGTTGACGCTCGAAGTCTATCCAGAGACCGGCCGCGCCGAAGTCGACTACCTTCGGCTCTTCTTCACGCGCGAGCAGTTCGGATGGACGATCCAGGAAGAAGACGGCGCACGCTTCCAGTGCCGCTATTGCCGCGTCAAAGCGCCCCCGGGTCGCAAGTACAACTCGAAGGGCGACGTGATGATGACGGTCGGGGTCAAGTTCCTACAGTTCGGCCAGGTCTAGAACGCAACAGCTCGCGCGTAGCGAGCGTTTCGCGTAGGGTTGGCGAATGCGAGACCAACCCCAGCAATCGAAGCTGGCGCGTGCTGCGGCTGCGCCTGTTGAACCCTCGAAGTTCGTCAAGGCGACGCTCGGCGCGCGCGTGCTCGAACCGTGGCGCATCCCGCGCCTGAATCTTGACGTCACCATCACGCTCGTTCCGCACTGGCGCGCGAGCATGATCGAGTCGGAGGTAATCGAGCAGCTCGAACGGAAGCTCCGCATCGAGCTGAACGCGACCACCGAGCTTGAATACGAAGCCGAGCGTGCCGCGCAGTTCTGCGCCGACGCGTTTCTCGATCCCGAGTTTGTGAAGAAGGAAGAGTACGTGCCGATCGCGCCCCTGGCCGACTGGCGCAACCTCGACCGCGATGTGCTCGGCGAATGCTGGCGGCAGTACGCCGCGGTGCGTGTCGCCTATGACCCGGTCTCGGTGCCGCTCGGCGACGAAGAGCTTGAAGCGATCGAAGAAGCCATCAAAAAAAAAGCGGAGGATCCGGCCCGTTCGCTGGCCTTATTGCGCCTCTACGGTGTCAGGCGTCTGTCGAGCTATTTGCTGCATTCGGCCGACCGTCTCTTTCCCTCACCGACACCGAAGTCTATTGCTGGGGAATCATCACCGGGAACATCCGAGCCGTAGTTCCGCAACCTGGTAGCGCTGGCGACAAGCGCTTTGTTAACGTAAACGCGGAGCGCCCCGAGTGAGCCTCGAAAAACAGATCGCAGTCGTCGAGCTACAAGCGAGAGCGAACGGGCTCAACGCGACACTGCGCGAGGTACGGGCGAAGTTCGGCAAGTTCGCCGACGACGTCGGCGGGATGATGCGGCGCGGTTGGTCGTCGGCGTTCGGCAAGGGCAAAGAAAAGAAGGGACCACAGGAAGGCTTCCTTCGCGGCGCAGGGAAGCACGCCGTCGGTAACCTTATGGCGAGCGGCTTCGAGCGCGCGCTCGGTGCTGTCGGCAATATCGCGAAGGGCACACTCGACTTCGAAGAGAAGCTGACGCGGCTCCAGATTCAAGCGAACGAAACGCCCGAGACGATGCGCGCGTTCGCGACGTCGGTGCGTGAGGCGAGCGACGCGACCGGCATTGGCAAGGATAAGATCCTCGACGGTGCGAATGCGTTTGTGACGCTCACCGGAAAGATGAGTATCGCGCGCGAGTCGGCGGCGACGTTTGCGAAGGTCGCGCAGGCGACCGGCTCGGAAGTGAATGACATCGCGACAACCGGCGCGGCTGCGTTTCAGAACCTGGGGATCGAGGCGAAAGACTTCGAGCAGTTCTTCTCGGGCATGACGGCGCAGGGAAAAATGGGCGCTGTTGAATTGAAGGATCTCGCGACGGAGCTGTCGACGATCGCGCCGCAGTGGGCGCAGTTCGGTAGCGGCAAGGGACTCCAGGGCGCGCGCGAGCTAGGTGCGGCGCTTCAGATCGTGAAGCGCGGCTTCGGTGGCGACGCAGCCGAGACCGTCACCGGCCTAAACAACTTCCTAACCGCGGTCACGAAGAAGAGTGCGCGCTTCCGCGATGCCGGCGTCGCGAGCTTCTTCAATGTCAAAGGCGGGAAGAAGGAGCTGAAGAGCGTCTTCGAAATCGTCGACCTGATCTCGAAGTCGCGCATCTCGAAAGACCCCGAGGCGCTAACAAAGGCGCTCGGCTCGTCGGAAGCGTACCGCGCCTTCATTCAGCTGCGCGACGGGCGTAAGGACATGCAAGGCTTCGTCGACGCTGCGATGGACGGCAGTGTGATTCAGCGCGACTTCAATACGTACATGGAATCAAGCGCGGGCCGAATGTCGAAGGCGATGGAAAACGTGAAGAACGCAATCGCGGCTGCGTTCACGCCCGAGCGCATCACTGCCTTTGCGAACGCGATCGAGGGGCTCGCCGACAACCTCGGGCCCGTGACCGATTTCCTCGGGCTCGCGGCTGACGTGCTCGGTGGAATCAGTGGCGTCGGCAAGAGCGTGCGCGGCGCACTAAGCGGCGACGTAAACCCGTTCGGTCAAAACTTCATACTCGACGACGATAAGATCTTCACAGCGCAGGGCAAGCTCGTCGACAAATCGAGCGCGGAGGGAAAGGCGCAGCTCGAACAGCGGCGCGGCTTCGGCTCTGCGGTCGACGAGATCATGGGCAAGGAGCGCAACGAGCGCACAACCAAGGATTCGATCCGCGCCGCGGTCTACGCGTCTGGCAGTGAGAACATCGGGCGCGCGACAGCCGGCAACCGCTACCTAGCGAACGTGTTTAGTTCGGGCACGGAAGTCGCCGAAGCAAAAGAAAAGGTCTTCGCCGAAGACTTCGAGAAGATGAAGAAGGGTTTGCTCGACGGACTAACGCCACTCCTGCAACAGATCGCGCAGAACACCGGCGCGGATAAAGAGATCAAGGTCGGAGCCGAGCCCGTCGTGAAGGCGACGAAGAACGCGCCGTCACATCGGGGTAGAGTGAGCAAGTAGCCATGGCACTACTTCAATGCTCGTGGGGCCGTATCCAGTTGTGGCTAGCATCGATCACGACGACGGATGGCCGCGACGTTGTCATCACGCCGTACACGCGCGGCAATGTTCCCGACGTCGACGATCGCGGTGAACCGCCGAAGCTCGCCCGCTGCTCGCTGCTTTTCGATGACTTCATCGGCGTGTCGGCGACAGCTGAAGACCGACTTCAGGATCTGCTCTTGCTCAAGTCGAAGGGTAAGGCGCAGCTCTTCGTGCATCCGATTTACGGATCGTATCTCGCGAACATCGTCGACTTCGACCATACGATCGTGCCGCCCGGCATCATCACTGCCGAAGCGAGCTTTGTGCCGGCCGAAGAAGTCGGCGTGTTCGCCGTCGACCCGCTCGGCGTTTCGCTCGACTTCACGACCGATGCGATCGACGCAAGCGCCACCGAGCTAACGGCGCAGCTCGCCGACGTCGAAGACACGAGCGCGCTTCCCGCGCAGGCGACCGCGGCGGGCGAAGCGATTGAGTCGGCCGAGACTGCACGCGATGCGCTCGTCGAGGTTTCGCGCATGAGCGACGCGCTGTGGGATGAGATCGACGAGAAGAAGCTCGCGCTCGATACGGCGCTGTGGCCCGCAATGAAGGCGTACGTGATGCTCGGCGAAGCCGTGCGCGCGGGCGCGGATCGCCGGCTCGGTGACGGCGGCGCGTTCATGACGGTGCGTATCGACGAGCCACAATCGCTCTGGCGTCTCGTCACTGACATCTATGGAGCGGATCAGGCGTTCGCTCGTCGAGAAGAAGCGATGTCGCTCAACGATATCCCGACGCCAGGCGCCATCCCGTCGGGGACGCAGCTCCGACTTCGACAGCCGGATCGTGCATGAAGGTCGATCGTCGTCGCCATCGCGTGACCATCGCGGCTGGCGGGAAGCAGATCGACGGCTGGACTCAGTACGAGATCAAGTCGTCGCTACTCGACCCCGTCGATACGTTCACGCTCTCGCGCCCGTTCAACAGCGAAGCGTATGCGCTGTGTCGGCTCGATGCCGAGATCGAGATCCGCATCGACGACGTCGCGATCGTGCGCGGCTACGTCGACGATCGCGAGAAAGACACCGCGCGCACCGCGAACACGATGACCATCATCGGGCGCGACAAAGTCGGGCGACTCGTACAAGAGAGCGCGCCGACTATCAGTTACGACGGCGACTTCGTCGAGATCGTGACGCGGCTCGCGGATCCGTGGTTCGCGAAGGTCTCGCTCTCTGACGCGCGCAACCGTCTCGTGCGGCTCGGCAAGCATGGCCGCAAAGCAGCCGCCGCGGGCGAAGCGCTCGTCGTGAAGGTGCGAAAGAAGACGTGGCAGGTCGAGCCCGGTCAAACGCGCTGGAAGATCATGAACGAGCTAGCGAGCGAAGCCGGCTACATGATTTGGTCGAGCGCCGACGGTACCGAGCTGATCATCGGGCAACCGAACTACAAGCAAGGTGTGCAGTTTCTGATCTGCAATCCACTGCGCGACAGCTCACTTCCGTCGACGAGCAACCGACTGCACTTCAAGGAGTCGATCGGCGAGCGCTACTCGCTCGTGATGGCGCTCGGCTCGGGGCGCGGCGACGCAGCGAACTACGGCGAGAGCGCCGTGTCGCAGCGCTACGTCATCCGTGACGGCGCGAACGTCGACGGTACCGGGAAAGACTTCATTCGGCCGAAGCGCCTGATCCTTGCCGAGCGCACGCTCATGAACATCGAAGAAGCGCGGCAGTTCGCACAACAGGAGATGTCGCGCCGCGACTTTCAGAAGATGATGTGCACGGCAACGATGCCGGGCCACGGCCAGGTGCTCGGCGGCACGGCGACGTCGCTCTACGCGCCGAACACGATCGCGCGCGTGATCGATGAAGAGCAAGAGCCGCAGATCAATGCGCCGTATCTGATCTTCGAGTGCACCTATCGCTCGACGCGCGCCGGATCGGAATCCACAGACATCGTCGCCGTGCCGAGCGGTACTGTCTTCGTGCAATGAAATACACCGCGCAAGACTTCGCCGAGATGATCGGCTCGTTCCGTCGCCAGTTCGGCGGGCTCATTCGCCGCATGTCGGTGAAGCTCACGACCGGCGGTGTGTGGCAAGTCGCCGGGCATCTGCTCTTCGACAACCGACGCGAAGCCCCACCCGCAGAGAATTACCCCGGCATCGGCTTCTCGGCACGCCCGCCAGCTAACGACAGCGCCGAAGCGATTGTCGTGCAGGTCGGCGGGTCGAATCAGCCCGCGATCGTGGCGACGCGAGATGAAGCGACGCGCGCGAAGGTCGCCGATATCGTCGTCGACGAAGCCGTTGTGTACAACTCGGTTGCTCGCGTCTACGTGAAAGCGGATGGCACGATCGAGATCCGCACGCACGGCGGCGCGGCTGCGCGGCTGGCGCTAAAGAGCGACGTCGACGCCGTTGCGGCATTCCTGAAACTGCACTTCGATACCGCGCTCGGCCACACACACGCGGGCGCTGGCGCACCCCCGATTGTCGGAACTGGCGTAGGAACGGGCTTTGGCGTGCCCGCCGCCGCTGGTACAAACAAACTCAAGGGTGAATAGGTGGCGACCGACATCTTGATCGATCCGCGCACGCTCGACTTCGTCGACACCGGCGACGGCGAATGGGAAGAGACCGACGACTCTCGCACGGCTGTGATGTGCCATCTCGACAGCCGCGAAGGTCGGTGGTTCGGCGACCCGGCGGCGGGCACACGCAATGCCGAGATCATGGAGTCGGAGCTGCCGACGTTACAGGAGCTGTACGACTCGACGAAGCGCGGGCTGCAACAGCTTCAAGCCGGCGGCGTGATCTCGTCGAGCCAGCTCTCGATCCTCGACGAAGACAACGCGCGCGGCTACGGCTCGCTCTATATCGTGTGGGTCGATCGGATCAGCACGCGCCCGGCCGATCTGGCGTACTCTCCGATGGACCGCAACCCCTTCGAGCGCTTTGGTCCTAACCAGTGAGCTACAAGGTCCCATCGTTCGACGAGAGCACCACGCTGCTCGTCAACTTCTTCAAAGCGATGTTCCCGCTGTCGAACGTGGGATCGCGCTTCGCGTACCACTACAAGCGGCTTCGCGCGTACGCGGCCGGCTTGACCGACGTGCACGCGCACCTGATCAGCGCGATTCGCGACGTCATGCCCGACAGCGCGACGGGAAACTTTCTGACACGATGGGGCCGCATCTTCGGCGTGCCACGCAAGGGGGCGACGGGCGCGCGGAAGACGGCGGCGTTTCAGGCGCAGGGCGTGGCCGGCTCGCTCGTGCTCGTCGGCGATCAGCTCCTGCACGAAGCCACCGGCTTTCTCTACTCGGTCACGCTCGGCGGCACGATCCCGGCGAGCGGGCTACTCAACGTCAGCATTCAGGCGATCAGCACCGGCGCTGCGACGCGGCTCAATGTAAACGAAGCACTGAAGTTCACTGCGCCAGGGCCAGGCGTGCAGCCGTACGGAAAGCTGATCCTCGCGCTCGACGAAGACGGCTTCGACGAAGAGCAAGATCCAGCGTACAGCCGGCGCGTGAATGACCGACTGTCGAAGCCACAGAGCGGCGGCAATCAAGATGACTTCGTCGCGTGGACGCTCGCACAGCTCGGCATCTCGCTCGCGTTCTGCTATCCGAATCGTGCCGGCGTCGGCACCGTCGACATCGCTGCATTCAAAGCGGGCTCGGGCTCGGCGCGCTCGCTGACGTCGACGGAGCGCGCGACACTGAAGACCGCGCTACAGCGGCTCGCGCCCGCGCAGCTCGGCGCGTTCGGCGGCGCGCTTCGTGTGCTCACGACGGCGAACGATGACCGCGACGTCGAGATCTCATTCCTCACGAACGGCGACGACAGCTATGCGTTTGACTGGGATGACTCGACTGCGCCTGTCGTGACCGCGTACACGCCCGCGACGCGCGAAGTGCAGTTCACGACGAACCGACCTAGCTCGATGCTCGCTGGCGGTCGACTCGTGTTTAAGGGCGTCGCGACGATTCAGAGCGGCGTGGTCTTCACGATCGAGCAACTCGTCTCGACGGATAAGATCATCCTGAAGGAAACGCCGCTCGTGAATCCCGCGGCGACCGACATCGTGTATGCGGGCGGGCCGCTGACCGCGCAGATCCGCGATGCGATCGTCGCGCACATGAACGGCGAGATCGTCTACGCCGACAACGGCAAGCCGATCCCGGCGTCGAGCGCGGCGTCGAAGGTGAATATGCGCGTGCTCGCGCAAGGTATCGGCCCGAGTAACCCGGCCGGTATCGGCACGGCATTCCCGCTCGGCATGTACGGCACCTGGAATGGGTCGCTGCTTCGCAACGAGCTATTCAAGATCGCCGGCTACTCGCTCGGTGTGCGCAACGTCAACGTGGTTCTGCCAGCGTCCGACTACTCGCCTGTCGAGACTGTGTTTCCGAATGACGGCATCGTGAACTTCGTCGCGCCGAAGAGCTGCGTCGTGCGCAGGGCGTGGTGA